GGCCCACAGCCACGCCGCCTTCCATCGCGGGCTGGCCGTCGGGCAGGATCAGCGGCGTCCCGTCCGGGTTGCGCACCACGCGCTTGACCTGGGTGTATCCGGCCGCGCCGCTCTTCGGGACGTTGCCGAGGAAGTCGGCCACCACGGGCGACCCGCTGCGCACCTGCTCAAGCCTGACCGCCTCGGTCAGCGTGGCCAGGCGCGCCTGCATCTCGGTCTGGCTGAGGTTCTGCGTGCTCTTGCACCCCGTCGCCGCCAGCATCAGCATTCCGGCGCAGGCGATCACCAGTGCCGTCGTTCGTTTCATCGTGTTCGTTCTCATCTTGCACCTCTCTTGTCTGTTCGTTGTGGTTCTCATCTCGTCGTCATCCGGTCGGAAGTCGGTGTGATTCATGGTCCCATGGCTCGCCTCCGTTCCGTGGTTACGCCCAGAAGTAGACCGCGTCGGCGATGATCTCCTTGCGGGCCCGGTGGTTGTCCATGATCCACTCACGCCGCCAGACGCCGCGCATCCCGCTCGATGCCAGGTCGCCCATGTAGAGGGCGTCCTCCTCGTCGGTGGGCGCGGAGAACGCCAGTCCCGCGGGCGCGATGCTCTCCCCGGCGGGATTCTCGAACTGGTCGCTGCCGTCGGGCGCGTCGAGTGCCAGGTCGATGTCGGGCATGACCACGAGATGATCCCCGGCACTCCAGTTGGCGGCGACATGGTCGCGCAGCCCCTTCACGTCCACGCCGTTGGCCAGGGCGAAGACGATGCCGGAGTTCTGCAGGTTCTCGTTGTCGGCAAAGTCACCGGTCACGGTGGAGAGGTAGAGGTAGCCTGCCGCGTCGGAGGTGCCCCAACTCCCGGAGTTGACCTGGATGGAGACCACACGCCCGGTCGCCCCGGAGGCGGCTCCATCGATCACGTCCCCGATGGAGGGCTCGTTGGTGCCGTTGTCGAAGGCGACCCGGGTCCAGTCGCTGGCGGCCTCGCAGTAGAGCGTCGGGCCGGAGCGGTACTTCACATAGCGGCAGTCACCGGCCCCGGCGTTCGCGTCGGTGTTCCTGACCCAGAACGAGCGTCCCGGCCAGTCCGCGCCGCCGTCGATGTCGATGGTGCCCGCGTCCGGGGTCAGGCTCTGCCCGGCGGCGATGGTCGTGGCCAGTCCGCCCGGACTGACGGTGTGGACGCACAGGTCGACCATCGTGTCGGCGGGATCGGTGTTGCGGCACACCTCCAGGCGATAGCGGATCTTGCCTTCGCCGCCGGTCTCATAGCCCTCGTAGTCCGGGCAGAAGTACCCGCGCGGATAGGCCAGCGTGAAGACCTCCTGGGCGTTGGCTACCGGCAGGCTGGCCGCGACCACGTCGACGATCACGTAGCCCTGATCGTCGGCGGCGTGGATGGCCGCGCCGGTGACATCGGCGGACACGTCCAGCGCCGGGCCGGGGCTGCCCGCCGCGCCCACCTGGATGGTGACCTCGTGGCGGGTGGCATCATAGCTGACATAGAGATCGCTGGCCCCGAGCCGGGCCGAGGCCTTGTGGATGGTCAGTCCGGTGATGTTGGCGCAGGCGATGGGCGTGAATTCGGGCATGTCGCCGCCCACGACCATGCCGAAGGTCTCCTGGCTGGAGCGGCGGTTGCCGCCCAGGGCCAGGCGGAAGGTGTCGCCCGCCTGGGGCGCGGCGGGCAGGTCGCGCGACAGCGTCAGCGTGTCGGTGCCGCCGTCGAAGCTCTGGACGTGGAAGACCGCGCCCTGGAGTTGCGGCGTGAGCGTGTCGGGGTCGAACCAGCCAACCGCTCCGTCCCAGTAGCCGGAAGCCTGGGTCAAGGCGGCGTCCCGGATCGTGCGGACGGTGCCGCTGTCCAGGGTGTACTGGGTCAGCGGGTCGCCGTCGGCGGCCAGGTAGCGGGAGGCGTAGAAGGTTCTGAGTTTGTCGGCAGTCGGGGTAGGCATCGTGTGTTTCTCCTGTGACTATGGGTTGACGGTGATCTCGAACAGGCCGGGGCTCGTGCCGTCGGCGACGTCGATACGGTTCGGGAGCCCGGGCGGCTCCATGACGAAGCAGCGCCAGGCCAGGCGGGTGGATTCGTTGCCGTACTCGTCCACGGCCTCGACCCGCAGGAAGTGCCAGACGCCGCCCCGCCCGTTCAGCTCGATGGGCAGCTCGATGGCGATGGGCAGCCCCCGGAAGTCGCTGGCGGCGCGGTCGAACACCCGCCGTTCGCTGCCGCCGCCTTCGCGGTGATAGAGGCGGTAGCGCGCCGCCTCGGCGAGCGGGTTCCACTGGAGAATCGGCCGGGTGGTCGGCGTCTCGAAGATCGGCGTGGCGATTCCCTGGGGCGGCAGGTCGTGGACCTCGATGGCCAGGCATTCGCCGACCGGCAGCGGCACGGGCACCGACCGCTCGAGCGTGTCGAGGAAGAGCGGCCCGTAGAGCTTGACCCCGTTGACGAACACCCAGCTTTCGAGCGACGCCTCGGCGGCCTGCCAGTGCAGCAGGCTCTGCCGGGCTCCGTCGGCGGTCAGATTGATGTGTTCGTTGATCATGGCGTCTCCGTTCAGCGATAGGTGTTGTAGAGGTCGCAGGTCAGTGCGAGCCAGCGCTCGCTGCCGAAAGCGATCTCGCGCCAGGGAATGCGCGGCAGCGGCGCGGCCGGGTCGGGCGTGAACGTCCCGCCATCGTTCAGCCACTGCTCGAAACCGGTGATGCCGGGCAGCAGTGTCGAGCGGGTCATCGAGCCCGACGAGTCGATGCAGATCAGCACCTCGCGCGGATGCGGCAGCGTGGGATCGCCCTTGCAGTCCTCGTAGGCGGTCACCATCTCCGTGGCGGAGGGATTGCGGCTGATGGTGCTGTAGTTGATCTCCGGCGGGCAGGTCCGGTCCGGCGGGATGATGTCGTAAGTTGGGTATCCGGCCACCTTGTGGACGGCGGCGAAGTCCGGCGGTCCGTTGGCGGCGACGAGGTTGTTCCAGCGCACCACGTCCGCATCCCAGTTGGCCTGACCGGACGCCGGGTTGTAGCGGTTGAAGTAGACCGAATCCGCCTCGTCGATGAAGATCAGGATCATGCCCGGGGCCATGCCGCCCTTAAGCGGCATCACCACCGAGTCGGCGGCCATGGCGATGGGCCCGGACTGGTCGCGCTTGGTCATCGAGGCGACCTTCAGCGCCACGTCCACGCCGTCGGCCGCCATCGCCGCGATGGTCAGCATGCCGGACTTCGAGGGCGAGCCCAGGCGGTAGGCGACAACGGAGCCGTCGACGCCCATCAGCGGAACCAGGGTGCTGCCGGATTTGATGGGCATGGTCAGGCCTCCGGGATCACGTCGAGGGTGAAGGACGAGCCGACCGTGCCGCCGTTGCTGTCGACGTGGCGGACGCTGATCGTGTGCGAATAGGTGTTCTCGTCGCTGACCGCCTTCAGTACCGGCGGAATCCCCGAGTAGCGGGCATAGGCGTAGTAGCCGCTGGCGTATTCGGTGCCCAGGACGAGAAAGCCGAAGCGGTTGCTGGTCAGCGACCAGGAGCCGTTGCGGGTGCCGATGAAATCGCCGGGGACAAGGCCGCTCACATCGACCCGGAAGCGCATCACGTCGCCGATCCGCTGGGCGGCCGTCTCGCCGTTGAGGAGGTCCGGCCCGGTGTAGGCGATCACCTGCAGGCGGCTGTCGGCGGTGGGTTTCTTGACCCGTACCTTCCAGGGCTCGCCCGCGCTCGCGTCGATCATGCAGGCGTAGCCGTCGCGGATCGTCTCGCCGCTGGCGTTCTCGATCAGCAGACGCGGCGCGTCGTTGACCGGGAAATGGACCACGGCCCACTTCTGGCCGGTGCCGGGCTGCTTCCAGAGAATGCGGCAGGAGCCCGACCAGGCGCTGCGCGGGCGGGCGGCCAGCGCCGGATTGGGTTCGGCGTAGTCGTGTGCGTCCAGGGCGACGTCGAGCTTCACCGGCGTCACGCCGAAGAGCATGGCCAGGCCGACCTTGCCGTCCTTGAGCGGCTCCTGGAGCACGACGTAGCGGCACTCGTGGCGGTTGGCGACCGTGATGTCCGCATGGAGCTTGACGTCGAACACGGGTGCCTGGGTGCGGAAGCGCTGCTCGCTGGCCGCGTCGTCGGGGCGGACCGCCAGGTTGTCGATCCACAGCACCGAGAACTGGGTCTGGTCGGCCCCGGACTTGTTGCGCACCAGGACGATGCCCTGGCGGCTGGTGCCGGGCAGCGAACACGCGCCGAAGCTGTTGGCGCGCTGGCGGTGGTCGAGCGCGGCATCGACGAAGGCGTTCCAGTCCTCGGCCCGGGGCCGGAAGGGTTGACCGTTGGCGACTTTCCTCAATGGCATGACCGTCCCCCCCTAAATCCCCAGCCCGCTGAAGTCGGTGCCGTAGTAGACCTTCTCGATGTAGACGGCCACCGGCTTCTTCACGACCTGTTTGAGGGCGTCGTCCACCTCGTCGGCATAGCGCACCCAGAGGTAGTCCCAGCCCAGCTTGGTGGCGACGGCAATGCCGCCGACGGTGAAACTCGAACGGTTCTGCGAGACGGCGAAGCGGTAGGTGATCTCCCAGAGATCCTCGCGCCGGTCGCCGCGCCGCACGCCGCTCGCGCCGAGGAACAGCACCTCGCCGGGGTCGTAGCCCCGGAACCCGTCGTTGTTGTACATCCCGGTCTTGCGGGCCAGGGCGTTGCGGAAGCTCTGGGTGACGGTCGAGCGCGGCAGGAAGTGGGTCTCGGTGAAGTTGTAGACCGGCTGGATGATGTCGACGCCCGCGACGTTCTCGCCGTCGTAGCCAATGGCCCCCTGGTAGTCCGGGGCGCTGGCCGGGTAGCGGTTGCGGGTCGAGAGCGACTGGGTGATGTGCTGGGTGCCGCCGCCGGTGTCGAAGGTGTAGACCGTCTCGGGATCGTCGCCGTCCTCGGTGGTGTTCATCTGCTGGTAGCGGACCGCCACCTTCCAGGTCGTCTCGTTGATCCGCTCCTCGACCTCGACCGTTTCCCGGCGCAGGCCACTGAACCACTCGCTGCTCGCGCCGTGGACGGCCAGGACCGCATCGTCCTCGTCGAGGGCGTCGAAGACGAAATACGGCAAGTCGGCGGTGACATAGTTGCCGTAGTTGTTCATCGACTGCGTGCGGTCGAAGAAGGCTTGTTCCACTCGCGCCATCGGTCTCGATTCTCCTATATGAAGGCCAGGCCGGAATCGTTCCGGTCGTCCAGCTTCTGGTTGGTTCGTTTCTGCTGCCGGACCATTTCAGCGGTGTTGGCGGCGACCGAGTCGGAGGCCCCGGCGGCAGCCAGGGCCCGGAGACCCGCGAGGTCGAACGCGCCCTGCACCTCGATCTTGCCGCCCGCCAGCGCCGGAGCGGCGGACTGCACCTTGTCGATCAGGGCATCGATGCTCTTGGCGTCGGGCTTGCCCGGTTCCCGGTCGCGGGCTTCGCCGCGTTTCCTGGCAGCCTCGGCAATGGCCGCCTTCCATTCCGCGCGGGCCTGTTCGAGCGCCTCGGCGGAGGCTTTGAGATCGGCGGCGGCCTTTTCGTCGAGCGCGGAACGCTCGCCGTCGGCGGCCGTGTCCACTTCGCGTCGCGCCTGCTCCATTTCGGCCAGGCGGCCCTGGTTGCCGATGGCCTCCTGGCGTTTCAATTCGGCCACGCGTTCGCCCTGCCGGTCGACCAGCGCGGAATCCTCTGCCTGGTGGCGCGCCTTCATGTCGCGCCGGTCGGATTCGAGCTGGTCCTGCATGGCGGCCATCTCGGCACCGAGCTGGCGCTGTTCCCCGGCATAGTCGTCGCGCAGCATCTGCTTGGCGGCATCGGTATCGAGGCTCTCGTCGAAGTAGCCCATCACGTCGATGGCAATCTCGCCGATCCACTGCTGGGCGCTCTTGATACCGGACTGCACCCGGTTCCATGCCTTGAAGATCAGGCTGACCAACTCCATCCACATCCGGCCCATGGCCTGAGTGACCTTGACCCAGCCGAACTCGATCAGGTGAAACCCCTCGAGCAACGGCTCGGCGATGCCGTTCTTGATGGCGATCTCCTTGAGCGCGAACCAGAGCGTCTGCCAGGTCTTGAGCAGCCCGGCCTTGACGCCGATCCACACCTCGAGGATGCCGTTCTTGAGATCGAGCCAGATGCCCAGCAGCGTGTTCATGCCCTTCTGGAAGACCAGCTTCAGCGACAGCCAGAGGATGCGCGCGGCAAGCTGGATGTCCCCCGCCGCCAGGTCGTCGCCGATGCCCTTGAAGGACTCCCGGGCGACGTCCCGCAGCCAGGCGAACTGCTCGCCCAGCCAGGCCAGCGCCTTGCCGCCCACGCCGGAGGCATAGACGAGATAGCCGCCCAGCGCGACCACCGCGACGGAGATCAGGCCGATGGGCGTCAACAGTGCGCCGAGGACGCTGCCGATGACGCCGATGGCCGTGCCCACCGCCGAGGCGATGGAGGCCAGGCCCCCGAGGGCGAAGGCCAGGACGGCAGCCGAGGAGCCGACCGCGACCAGGATGCCCCCGACCGCGCCGACGGCGGCCACCACCTTCACGGCGGTGAGCACCATGCCCTTGTTGTTCTGGATCAGCTCGCGGAGCATCTTGCCGAAGCGGGTCAGCGCCTTGGCGGCCTTGCCGACCGGTTCGGCCAGCGCCTCGCCCATCACCGAGAGCACGACCATCGCCGCCTGCTTGAGCTGGGCGAAGCTGTGCGCCAGGGTGTTGGTCATCTTGCCGTAGGCCTCGCCGGTCGCCCCGGCGCGGTTGCCCATGGCCGCCACGTCCTCCGCGAAGCCCTGCATGTTCCGCAGCGCGGGAAGCACACCCTTCATGGCGCGGATGTTGGGGAAGAGCGTGGCGATGGCATCGGGCGGCAGTTGACTGATGCGTTTGAACACCCCGATCAGGCCCTCGCCCTCGAGGGTGGCCACGTCGAGCGAGAAGCCGAGCTGCCGGGCCAGTTCCGCGCCTTCGGCGGACGGCTTGAGGAAGGTGGACATCACCGCGTTGATGGCGGTGATCGCCTCCTCGGTCTGGATGCCGCTGCGGGTCAGCGTGGCGATGCTGGCCCCCAGCTCGTCCATGCCCACCCCGGCCGAGGCGGCGATGGTGGCCACCTTGCCGATGTTGGGCGCGAGTTCGCCGAAGGTGGTCTTACCGCGCTTGACGATGCTGAACAGCCAGTCGGAAACGTCGGCGGCGCGCTCGGCACCGAGCCCGTAGGCGTTGAGCATGGTGGTGATCGCGTCGGCGGCGGTACCGGTGTCGGTCAGTCCGGCCTTGGCGGCCCGGGCCGACGCGGCCAGCACAGCCAGCGCCTGTTCGGCGGGCACCGAGGCGGAGAGGATGTCGTAGAGCCCCTTGGCCAGCGTCTCGGTCGACTCGCCGAACTCGACCGACATGTCGCGGATGCCCTCGCGGAAGCCCGGCATGTGCTTCTCCGGCTCGGCAAGCATGGTCGAGACGTTGGCCATCTGCTGCTCGAAGTCGGCATAGACCTTCACCCCGCCGACGAACGGCATGGCCATCATGCCGCTCAGCAGCACCATGCGCTTGCCCACGTCGCTGACGGAGCTGGCGAAGCCTTTCAGCCGTTTCTGCGCCGCCTTCAGGCCGCGCACCAGCGCGGAGTTGTTGACGGACAACTCCACGTAGGCGGCTCCGGCTCGAATGTCGGCACTGGATGGCATCTATCGACTCGCTTCGTTGGTGGGTTCACTTTTCACAAACACGTCCCGCAGGATGCGGAGGCCCTTGCCCCGGATCACGGTCTTCGGCTTCTGCTCGTGCGGGTTGAAATCCTCGGGCTTGAACGGGCGCTGCTTCCGGGGGTCCCGATTGACATTGGCCACCAGCGACATCATCGCCGCCGTGTGCCGCCAGTCGTCGCGGCTCTTCGCCTCCGACATCCAGAGCAGCTCCCGCAGGGTGTGCGGGCCCGGGTCTACTCCTGCGACGGCGGCAAGCTCGAAGAGGGATCGGTAGGCGAGGTCAGCGCGGCCTCGATCCGGCGTTCCAGTTCCGGGTCGTCCAGCCTCGCCTGGGCGTACTCCACCGCCCGCGCCTCCACCGAGTGCAGCTTCGCCAGGGCCTTGTGCAGGACCCGGCGTTTGCCCTGGGGGAAAAAATCGACCAGCTCCTCCAGGAGCGCGGTGGTCGCGTGCTCGATGGCGTCGCCCGCCATGGCCCGCCCGAAGTCTTCGTCGCTCACGTTCTGGGCGTCGGCCTCGGGCTTGCACACTACGTAGATCACGTCGCAGAGCAGCACCGGGTCGGAGGAGAGCTGTTCGAGCAGCTCGCCTTCCACCGCCGCCATCAGGTTCACGTCCAGGGCGCTGCGCACCCGCTTGATCGCATCGACGTTGACGCTGACCGTCCAGGTGCGGCCCGCGTTGTCCTTGAAAGTCTTCATCGCTTCTGTCTCCTGCTTCCGGTTGGGATGGGGGTGCGGAGCGGGCGGCCGGGTCGCGACCGCCCGCCCCGCCGGGAACGGTTACGGGGTCGGTTCCACCCACGCCGGGGCGCGGGTCGAGTAGGTCGGCTTGGCCGTGACCGAGACGGTGATCGCCTCCTCCAGCGCCTCCTTGCGGCTGAAGTTGGTGATCGAGAAGTCGGCGTCGAGCCCCTCGCCGCCCGCCCCGTCGAGGATCGCCAGGGCAATCGGCTCGTTGTTGAAGTAGGCGTCCTTGATCGCCGCGAAGCCCGCGTCGTCCGAGTCCCAGATCATCTCGAACTCGACCGAACCGGTCTTCAGCGTGCCGACGGTCGCCCGCCAGCCGGAGTTGCCGCGCGTGGTCACGTCGGCTTCGCCGGACTCCAGGTTGAGGGTGACGTCCTTGACGTTGGTCAGCTCCGTGGCGGCGGTGGCACCCGCCGCGCCGTAGTAGAGCTTCGCTTCCATACCGAGTTTGATGGACATGGTTCTGTTCTCCTGTCGTTGGGGTTGGTTTGGGCGGGTTCCGACCCGCCCGGTTGACTGCTTCCTATGCCTTGATCGAGTCGGCCCACATCCGGGGCAGTCGGCTCCTGATCTTCAGCAGGGCCGGGCCCATCAGCGGGCGCTTCGGGTACACCTGGCGCTTGTAGCGACCGCCGAACTCGTGCGCGGCGGCGGACCGGCCCACGACCGTGTAGGCCGGGCCGATGAGCACGCGCTCGCGTTCCTTCTCCACCACGTAGCGGACGGCCCGCTTGAGCTGTCCGCGCCGCGTGTGGGGCGGCTGGCCGGGAGGCGAGGCCTTCCTGGAGCGCCGGATGCTCCGCCTGGCGGTCAGGCGCAGCGCCGCTCCGGCGTGCTCCAGGGAACGGATCGAGCCTTCGGCGGCCCGCCGTCGCATGCCCCGCTCCTCGAATCGACTGGTTGCCTTGATGCGGATCATGGGTTACCTCAGATGTCCGCGCCGAGATGCTGCGCCAGCTTTCCGGCGATCCGGTCGAGGGCATCCTCGACGTTGGCGGGCGGAGTCCCGGCCCAGGCGCTGCCGCCCGTGCCGTTGTCCGAGCCGTCGGCATAGCCGGTCCCGTCGGCGGTGTCCTCCAGCTCGATGGTCCCGCCGTAGGTCGCCAGGAAGTCCCGGTTCTGACTGAAGGAGCAGGCGTCCATCTTCACCGAGCCGGTCATGCCGGAGAGGTCGGTGCCGGTGCCGAAGCGCACGTTCCGCCACGAGTTGCCGGAGAGGCTGCTGGTGGAGGTCACCGCCTTGAAGCGGACGTCGCGCAGCGAGTAGAGGTAGACCGGGCCGGACACGTCGCCCAGGTTCATGGAACTGGACGTGTCGCAGCGCTCGGCGTAGAGCGTGATCGGGGCGTTGGACGCGGCCGCGATCCCGCCCAGCGCGCCGTTCTCGACGTACAGGTGGGTCTGGCCACCGGCGCTGTTGAAGGTGCCGGTGATGCCGCTGTTGAGGAACTGCCACGCCGGGAAGTCGCCGGTGCCGTCACTGGTCAGCGTCACGTCGCCGTCGATGCCGGTCAGCACGTGGGCCCCGTTGACGAAGGCCGGACGCAGGTTGCTGCCGCGCACGATCACCTGCGTCGCGCGGGTCGCACCCGAACGCAGCAGCGGATTGGCGCTCCAGTCCTGGGTCACGTTGCCGACGATCAGCGCCTGGTCCATCTGGAAGAGGACCGTGGGCCGCAGCGGCACTGCCAGCGGGCTGGCCGACTCGTCGTAGAGACCGGGCGCGACGTTGAGCACGTAGCGTTGCTTGGCCGGGTCGTTGAACTCGGTCACGCCGGCTGCGTCCCCGATGGCGGCCAGGGCCGCGCGCACCGTCTTGAAGGGGAACAGCGCCGTGCCCTTCTCGGCGTAGCTGTCGCTGCGGCTGCCGTCCACATACAGCAGGCGGCTGCCGGTCGCGCCCGCGAGCTGGTCGATGGCCGCCTGCACCGTGGTGGCGGACAGGCCGCTTGCGGTATTGTCGAACGGCACCTCCTCGGCGCTCTGGAGGTTGAGGCTGTCGAGGAACATCCACGCGGCGGGATCGCCTTCGACGCGGTAGAGGCCGTTGCCCCCGGGCGCGCCGCTGTCCTGCCGGACGATGTAGAGGGTGTTCGCGGGCAGCGTGGACGGATCGGGCAGCTCGGCGTAGGTGTCGACCGCGCCGCTGATGCCGACCGCGCCCGCCGCGATCTCGGTGGTCAGCGCCAGCCGCCGTCCCTGCGGATCGGTGACCCGGTCGCTTTCGGCCCACAGGCCCGGGTGGTGGACGACCATGCCGTTCTGGAGGTCGCCGATGAGAATCTTGTGGTCTGCCATGGTGTCTTTCTCCTGCTTTCAGGTTTCCGGTTCGGTGTACATGCCGAGATGCTTGGCCAGCAGCACGGCCAGGGTTGAAACGGCCTCGCCGAGGGTCTCCGGCGGGTCGCGGTTCCACATCGCTTCCGTCCCCGGCGGCGGCGTGAACGCCCCGTCCAGGGAGGCACGTTCGGCCTCGGTGATGACCGCTCCGCTTCCGGCCTCGCGCAGGGCATCGAGCACCGCCTTGTTGGCGTGCTGATGGCCGGTCGCGCCGGATGGAACGGTGAAATAGCCCATTACCAGGTCCCTCCGATGACGGTGACCTGGTCGCCCGGCGTCCCCTTGGCCAGGATGCGCGAGAGGTCGACCCGGTAGACGGCGTGGTACTCACCAGGCATCCACGGCACGTCGCTGCCGTCGTCGCCCTGGAAGAACACGCTGGCCGCGTTGGTCGGCACGGCACTGATCTCGAACGATCCCACCAGCGCCACTGCGGACAGCGGCTGGTAGTCGGCCGTGACCGGAATCCGCCGCATGATCGTGCTGTTCACTTGATCACCTCGAAGGTCAGGGTGACGACGCTGGTGAACTGCCGGTACTGCTCGATGTGCTCGGGCGCGTAGACCGGCTCGTTCTCGATCTCCACGCAGAGCGCCTCGGGGTAGTCGGGCAGCCGCCTGCCGATGCCGAAGCACTGGGTGATCGCCTCGACCAGCTCGAGCAGCGCCTCGATGTCGGCCTCGTCGGCGAGCTTGCGCTGGACACCGATGTCGATCTGCACCAGGCGTGAGTTGGCCTGGCGGCTGGCCCGCGCGAAGTTGACCGCGCGCGGCACCACCGAGACCTTGAGGTCGCGCAGGTTCTTCAGGTCGAAGATCGGCCGGAAGACGACCTCGGCCGCGAACTCCTGCGGGAACTCGGTCGCGTTCAGCTTGGCGGCGACGGCATTGGCAATGGCGGTGACGGTGGCCATGGGTGGTTACCTCAGTTCAGCAGGGCGGCGGCGATGGAGCCGATGGCCGCCAGCAAAGCCAGCAGCGAAGCCCCGGCCGCCGCCAGGATGGTCTTCTGCACTTCATGCACCTGCACGCAGGGCGGGCGATGGTGGATGCTCGGGTCGCTCATGTGGAGCTTGAGCATCCCCTTCATCTCCGCGACGTCCTCGCGCATCTCGTTCACCACGATCCACAGGTCGCGGCTGTCAGGGTTGTGGCCGTTGGGCATGGGGTCATTCCTCGTCGATCTGTCGGGTGTGGATGCGCAGCGTGGTCTGGTTCACATCCGACCAGCGCCACTCGGGCTCGCCTGCGGGCGACATCACCTCGTAGCGCCGGTCGGACTCGATGATCAGGTCACCGGGCCGGGGAAGAACCGCCGCGCCGTCGAGCATCAGGTCGACGGCCCGGACCAGGAAGTCGCGGGACTCGGTGCGCAGCACGCGGCCGTACTCGTCCGCGCTCTCGAACCGCGTCCTCCCGACCGTGGCCTGCAGCCCGATGCGCCTGCCATCGCGCTCGAACCACACGGCGGTGGTCAGATGCTGATGGCGCTGGCGCTCGAGCCAGTCGGCGGCTTTCCCCAGCAGGTCGGTCATTGTTCGAGCCTCACCTGGACGGTGGCCTCGTCGTCCCCGGCTTCGAGAATGCTCTTGCCGAGGTAGGGGAAGGCCGTGGGCGGGGTGCCGCCGTCGTCCGCGTCGGGCGTGGCGAGCGCGCCCCCCGCGTTCCAGTGGAGCTTCACTCCGGCGGCGATGGCCGTTCCGGCACCGGCGGCCTTGGGCATGGCGTAGACGCCGGTCAGTGCCAGCGCCCCCCGTTCCCCGGCCTTGATGTCGAGCTTGGCGATGCCCACCAGGTCGTTCTGGACCACCACGTCACCGGCGTTCACGTCGGTGGCGGGGATGTAGTCGATGGCGTCCCCGCGTTGTTTGAAGACTGCGTTCATGATCGTTACTCCCGTTGTTGAGGGGTTGAGGGTCAGACGGCCACCGCTTCACCCGCGAACTTCACCATCCCCCGGAAGTCCTGTTCGCGGACGCCGAGGTCGAAGTAGACGCGGAACTTGATGCCGAGCGTGTCGAAGTCGGCATCTCCCTTCTCCACCTTGGGCACGCGCTGGCCCTTGAGGTACCCGATCTCGAAGGTGTCGATGATCGCCGGGTCGGCGAACAGGTACCAGGCCAGACTGGACGCGCCGGGGTAGTTGCCGTTGGAGAGGTACGGGGAGCTGATGACCTCGAGGTCCTCGTCCGCCAGTGCGTTGTAGGTCGGGATGCGCCGCTTCTCGCTCGTGCCCGTGGCGATGTAGAAGGTCGAGTTGAGCAGCTCGCGCGCGGTCATCTTCAGCGCCGTCGGCACCAGCAGGAACTTCGGGCTGATGTTGATCGGCTGCCCGTCGGCATCCACCTGGTCGAGGAAGAGCTGCACCGCCATGCCGAGGCTCTCGCCCGACAGCGCCGTGTCCGTCCCCTCGCGGTAGTTCTTGTGCGCGAGGCTGAACAGGTTGCCGGGATTGGCCAGCAGGCGGGTGAAGAAGAGCTGATCGATCTTCCGCGCCGCCCGGGCCCCCATGCCGTCGGGCACCTTGAGGAAGGCCCCGAGGTCGTCGTTGTAGATCATCTGCCGGGTCAGGGCGAAGATCTTCCCGAAGGTCCCGAGCTGGTTGGTGGCCTTCTCCTCGGTCAGGCCGCCGTGCTTGATCTCGCCGTCCGGGGCCACCGGCTCCAGGTCGCCCACGTCGGTCAGGCGGTAGCGCTCCGACTCCTTGAAGTCGTTGAGTTCGCCCTCGCTGCACAGCCGCGTGGCGATCACCGGCTGCGCCTCGAAGGCCTTGAGCAACCGCTTGTTGGCGACGTTGTTGAGGATGCCGGGCAGCGAGACGGTGCTGAAGGCCGCCCGGATGGTGTCGTTGCCGAAGCTGCGCGGCACCGCGATCCCCTCGAGGCGGGCGCACTCGACGAAGAGCAGGTGCAGGCTCAGATCGCGGGTGCGGGCTGCGCCGGACATGACCTCGTCGCCGTACTGGCGCACCAGGTCGGTCTCGCCGATCCCGGCGCGCAGGCAGAGCGCCGCTTCCAGCACCCGGCGCTCGAAGGCCGGACCGGGGTCGCGCCGGACGGAGATGTTCACGTCGGCCATGGGCCGCGCGGCGCGGATGGCGGCCAGCACCTTCTGGCTGGCGGCGTGGATCGTCCATCCGGCGTTGACGGCCTCGCGCTCGATCTCGGGGAACTCGCCGTTGCAGACGCGCTGGATGCCAGCGATACGTTCGCGTTCGGCGGCCACGGCCTGGGCGGCGACGACGCCTGCGTCGGGGGCTGCGGGCGGCTCAACACGCTGAGCGGGATCAGCAGCCGGGCCAGCAGGCGGAGGAGTGCTGCGAGTGTTCTGGTCATGCATGGGTACCTCTCCGGTAAGGTTGAAGGAGGCGGCGACCTGCATGCGGGTGGCCTGGTCGGCACCGACGGCGACGACCGACACCTCGCGCAGGACGGACGCGGTGACGTGGTAGAAGGGGGCGGCGTGCTCCTGGCCGTTGACGACCCGGGTGCCGGTCTTGACCAGCTCGGACTGGGTGACCTCGGCTCCGATGGAGAGCTGCCAGTCGGCCCCGGCGGCGGCCTGCTCGACAATCCCCGTCGCCGAACCGCTCGAAGAGACGATCTCGCCCTCGATGTGCAGGGCGTTGTCCTCGACGCGCGCGGCGACCATGCCGACGCGGCTGCCAGTGCGGTTCTCGTGGTTGGTCAGCAGCGGCACGGTGTCGGGGATCTCCATTCCGGACAGGTCCACCACGACCGGGTGCTTCCATCCGGGCAGGCTCATCTTGCCGCCCGAATAGGCGACGCCCTTCACCTTGGGCTTGCCGCCCTCGGCGGCGGCTTCGATGGTCACGAACTCATTCATGGTCTGCGTTCTCCTGGGTTGTTGGGGTGATCTCGGGTTCAATGAGGCCAAGCTCGCGCATGAGCGCCTTCTCCCGAGCCCGCTGGCGAAGCTCGGCTTCCCAGTCCAGACCCTGGCGGGCGTACTCGTGCGAAAGGGTGGTCGTGTTGCTCTCCAGCCGCAGGCGCTGGGCGTTCGCTTCCTTGGCGGGATCGACGTGTTCCTGGCCGTCCCAGAACCACTGGTGGACGGCGGGAATGTCGAGGTCGCGGGTCAGTGCGTACTCGCGCAGCCAGACGGCGAGGATGCGGTCGAGCACACGCGCCGCGATGAACGCCTGGTCGACCCGGATGGCCTTGTAGTAGGTCTGGTGATCGAGGCGGCCGGAGGCGTAGTTGTAGCCGCTACTGTTCCCGGCGGCGATGTTGTAGGGCAGGTTCAGGCAGCGGGCGATCTCGTTGAGGATCTCGCGCTTGAACTCGGCATAGGTGGTCGCGGGCTGCTTCGGGTCGAGCTGGGACATCTTCCAGCCGCCGGGCATGGTCAGCAGCATGTTGCGTTCGAGCTGGATCAGGTCCATGGGCTCGACCGCGTCGGCCTCGCCCGAGGCGGGCGCGTCGGTGTAGAGGATGCCCGCGAAGTCGGCGGCCGCCTCGGCGGCGGCCAGCACCGCCAGCGTGTAGCGGCGGAGCTGGGCGAAGAGTGGCAGCGCAGGCGTGATCTCGGGAATGCCCCGGTGCAGTTCCGGGCGGTCGGCCCGGAAGATATGGATCATCGCCTGCGCGGGCACATCGATGACCTTCTGGCCGTAGTCGAACACCGCACCGCCGGGATGGTGCTTCAGCACCCGGTAACTCGTCGGGTTACCGTGTGCGTCCAGACGGATGCCGTCGACCTCGTCGCTGCGCCCGACCACGGACAAGTCACTGGTGACGCGGTCGGCCTCGACCAGGGCCACGTCGATCTGGATGTCGTGGTCGATGCCCGGGTTCTCGACCAGCATGGCGAAAGACTCGCCATCCTGGCAGCGGGCCATGCGCATGGTGCGTAGCTTCTCGGGCAGTCGGACGGCCTGCGCCCAGGCAGCAAAGTCACGCTCGACCGCGCGGTTCAGTTCGTCGTCCGCGGCAAGCATCTGCAGGCGCGGGCCGGTACCGATGGTGTCGTTGGCCAGCGTCAGGACGATGCCCTTGGCGTAGCTGTTGTTGGCGACCTCGTAGCGGGCCCGCTCGCGGAGCGACTTGCGCACGTCGGGGCTGGCTTCCTCGTCGGCGGAATGGCCGTCGGCGGCCGACCAGTGCCTGCGATTCTCCGGCGTGGTCTGGGCCGCGTCGAAACGGCCGCGCACGATCCGGTAACTGCGAGGCTGCCGGGAAGTCCCGGCGGCTGGCCGTTTGAACAGGTTGGCGAGGAGGTTGCGCATCGCGTCAGCAGGCCCCCGGCGGGATCATCTTGCCGACGCGCAGGCCCATCCCCTTGGCCTTGGCGGCTTCCTTCGACGCGAGATAGCGGTCGGCCGCGATCTGGTCCTGCAGCGAGTGCTGCTCGACCTCGCCAGCGTCGCCACGGGCGCGCTTCGGCCCCTGGGCATTCTCGCGAATCTGTTCTGTCAGTTGCTCGGCCACTCGACACCTCCGTTGCGGTGGGAGCGCCACTTGCGCCCCTACTGATCTTATTCACCGTCGGGAGGCCAACTGGCGGAGACTGCGGGACAATTCTCTTCGTTTGATGGCGGGGCTTAGGGCCGTCGCACCAGGATTGCCTGCAAAGAGTTCGATGCTATTGTGGATGCACGCTCCACAGGGACCTCAGAACAACCAAGGGCTTGATGCAATGGACACGGTGGAGGATGGCGCGAAGAAGGATGACGAGAAGTGCCGGGAGATCATGGTACGGCTCATCCCCTTCACCGTGCCCTTGATGATCTTTCCGGACCGGTGCCCTAAGCCTGAAAACATGCTATCTGGCGGTTCAGGTGCTCTGGTGGACACGGGAGAGAAACGCCTGCTGATTACCTGTTCTCACGTATGGAAAGCCTACGAAAAGGCGCTTTCGGAAAGCGAACATGCAGTTATCGTTGCCGGTAGAGGGAACGCGAAACAGCCAGTGATCCTGAACGGTCTTCCGGTCCTTTCCCGTGACGAGTCTCTGGATCTTGTTGTTGTGGACTTCCTTGACGGCAGTCGCCTCGGCAACTGCTCCAAGAGCTTCTTCCGAGCGCCCTGCTGGCCGCCCGAACCTCCGGTCAAAGACGACGTCCTGTGCGTCATTGGCTTCCCCGGCTTGCACAACATCATCTCGCATGGGAACACTGCGCGAACACTGCATGCGGACATGGTCACTGACTTCGTGGTGTCGGTGAGTGATCGGCACATGGTTCTGGCTGACGAGGAACGGGTTCGCACCCAAGCCGTATATGCCCCCGGAATTCCCCAACTGGGTCCACTCGGGGGCCTCAGCGGAAGTCCAGCATTTGTGAATCGCAACAGCACCTTCGATTTCGTCGGCGTCGCCTACGAAGCTGGAGACAACACGGACGCCACAATCTTCGTGTCCCACGCGTGCTACCTGAAGGCCAACGGCGACATCGACTATGGCAGATTGCCGTGGTAGCCCTACCACAGTCGGCCATCGCCTGAGACCGAAGACGCCCCACGATCATTCTTCGTCAACGCCTCTCCTTGCGCCTCAGCTCCGACAGCTTGATACGCTCGCGCCTGGGCGCAGCACCTTCCTGGGTGCCGGGCAGGACCGCGCCTTCCATGCTGGCGGCCACCGCGCACCCCACGATCCCGTCGAACCAGTGGTTGTCGTGTGCTTCAGGACGGAGTTTCCACTCGTCCACGACTCTGCCGCGCCCCTCGGTCTTCACCCGGTACTCGGCGGTGAGGTGCTCGGCGAAGAGCTGGTGCGCCACCGGGTCGCGGCCGTAGAGCGACAGGCAGCCCCGGTCTCCCATAGGCACGGCCAGCCGGGCGTGGATGAAGCTCTTCCAGTAGTTGGTGTCGAAGAGCACGTGCCGGATGGCGCGCTTGCCGCGCACGTTCGGGATGCGCCAGTTCAAGCCCACCCGGTCGCCCTGCTTTTTCTTGTACTCGGCGAACGGGGTGCTGGACGCACCGACGTAGCGCCCGTGGCTGGGGAAGAGAACCGCCGCATGCGGGCTCTGGCGGCAGAACTGGTAGACCACGTCCGTTGACGTGCCCCAGTTGGCGTCGACCAGGCAGCGGCCGACCTTCAGCATGGCCCCGTCGTCGCGCTGCCACTCACGGGCCAGGAGCTTGCCGGTCAGGGCTTCGAGCCCGGCGTAGATCGAGCCTTCAAGACCCGCCCCGCGCTTTACTTCGAGCAGCGTCGGGGTGGCATCGCGCAGAGTGAAGTAGCGCCGCCCCTGGTCGGGGAACGCCCCGTAATCCACCAGGTACCCGGTGAAGTCGCTCTCCCAGGCGCACACCGCCCAGAACAACAGCTTGCCCTGCACGTCCACGAACATGGTCAGGTGGTTACAGCCGATGGGAATCTCGCCGCGCCGGTGGCCGTTCAGCTTCCGGGCGATCTCGTCGACCGTGAGCTGTTCGTCGTCGCCGACGTTCTCGGGCAACGGTTCGTTCTGGTACTCTGCCCAGAAGGCGGCCTCGTCCTGCAGCTTCAGGTTCATGGCGTGCTGCAGGGCCGACGCCTCGTCGTGGTTGAAGCGTGCCGCCCAGGCGACGTCCGCCCCCTCGTCCATCTCCTCGCGGCGAGCCAGGTAGAACGCCGTGGCCTCGCTGAGGTCGCCATGCTGCCGCAGGCTCTCGGCCCGGACCTCGGCGTACTTCTCCCACAACTTCTCGGCAGCCGGGAAGGCGTACACCATCTTCGTGCGCTCGCCGTTCCACTCCGGGTGCTTCTCCCGGTCCAGGATGCGGTCGGCCATGTCGCCCGGACGGATCACGGTGCAGGGCATGATGCCGGAGATCTTCTTGCCGGGTCCGGCCAGGCCGAGCACGGCCCCGGCCAGGATGCGCTCGCGATTGGCGCACTGGGAGAGCGACCGCGCCGACTCGTCGGTCTGCGGGTCGTCGAGGATCACCAGCGACGGACGCACCGTCTGGCCGTCGGGCCGCTTGAACTTCATGCCGCGAATCCGCCCGGTGATCCCGGCCACCCGGATGATCGCCCCGGACGCCTCGCTCCCGGCGATGGTCGGCAGGACGATCTCGTTGGCGGTCCAGCCGATCTGAGTGCGGTTGCCTTTGTAGAGCTGCCCGGAGCAGCGGTTGGCGATGCCTTCCAGTGAATGGATCGGGTAGCACACCGCCGGGAAGTCCTCGAGGAGCAGGTCGTTCGACTCCAGCTCGGTCTTGATGGAGTCGAGCATGCCGAGGGCGTGCCCCTCGTCGGAGCCGATCAGCGTCACGAAGTCACGGTGGCCGTAGAGCATGGCCCACAGACACGCACACTCGGCAAGGCTGGAGTTATGGGTCGGCACCATCTTCCGTCCGGCCAGGTATAGATGAGAGGGAGACGCGACTTGGACGCACTTCACCGGGACGCTGGGGACTGGCGTAATGGCAGTGATGTGGC